TTAACAGCGAACCATTATTTGATGCGTTTACATTTGGAAGATTCCCAGCGACTACAGCAATCGAGTCAACATACGCTTTTGTAGTTGCGTCTCCAGATGCTGTTGGTGTCCCAAGGTTTGTAATCTTGCTTGAACCCATGTCGAGGACACCAGACATGGTGTCACCAGACTTGGATACCTTCGTATCTGCATATGTTTTAGTTGCAGCATCAGTGCCAGCAGTTGGAGTGCCAAGGCTAGTAATCTTGTTGGAACCCATGTCAATCGAACCAGACAGGGTATCGCCAGTCTTGGAAACCTTTGTGTCGGCATATGTTTTGGTTGCTGCATCTGAACCAACTGTTGGCGTGGCCACTCCAGTAATTTTTGTCGTACCCGCATCAAAGACTGCCGAGGCGTTCTTCTTTAGAAAATTGGAAGCAGCAACTTTGCGAATCGCAGTTGCGCTGTCATCAGCGATTGGAAGCGTATCGGTATCTGCAACTGGATCGGCAAGAGCTGTGAGGCTTGTTATGGCCGTCACGTTCATGCTCGCATCTTCAACAAGCTGATGGAGCTTCGTGTTTGTCAGCTCCTCAGTTGAGGTAAATGTCTTCCCTTTGGTAAAATTCGGCATCTCTTGGGTACTCTATTGGTAGCTTCTTAGCAGTCAAGTGCAGTTATTATAAACCTAAAAGAGACCAGCTGGGGCTTTCGCAATCAGCCCTCCGTACCTGCATGGTCTTCTTTCGCCCCAGTTTAGCTATTGGCATAATCATCCAAGACCCAAACGGCTCAAGCCATATGGCCATATGATCAATATCATGTTTTTTGTATACGGCCTTCTTAGATGTCTTATGGCTTACGCATACCCTGCACCTACTTGTAGACCTAGATCCAACCCTGTTTAACACTGTCATCCAGCTACTTTTAACCTGAACCTTGTAGATTCTACCCCTTGAAACAACCAGCCAATCGTATGGCTGGGAGTCTCCGATAGGCTTACAGGGCACCCCGCCCCTCTTGAGAACCTCCAAGCAGAACATCTGTTCGGCCAGCTCGCCGAACTTCTTGCCCTCTTTCACCTAGCAGTTCCAAGCCCTCAGCGATTTATTGATTCGTGAATCTGGATCTTTGGCTGTCGAGCTAGATGTCAGCTTTTTCTTCATGCCAAGCATTCTGGCGCAAAAAGCCTTCCTTCTTTCTCTATCGCTGTCGGTCTTTGGATTGGGTGCTGGTGCCTTTAGATTGCCTCCCGTAGACCGATTGTAGCTACGCCTGCCAGCCTCGTTAAGTCCACCAGATGGATCTTTGCCCTCCTTGCGCTGCCAAGCTGGGCTTTTATACGACATTTACTGCCGTCCCCTTACGCATAACCGTCTTGGTGTCGTGGCTACCCCAAGCCTTCTCAAACACACGCCTTGGGGTCTTGATGAATCCACCCTTGGATTCGATGGCCTTGTACCCTGCCCTGATCTTGTTTGCGGTAATTGTGGGATCATAGGCAGTCCCGATAAAAGCAATGCTAGAGGGTACGGTAACCCTGTTGGGGAACTTGTCCCTGTCTTCCACTGGAAGAACTCTGATGGTCTTAGACCCGTCAGCCTCACGATACTCGTATGCTGGCATGCCATCTGTTTAGCAGTTATAGCTAATCCTGTAAATAGAAAACCCCCCATTGCTGGGGGGTTCTCTAGACTTGCGGGGACGTACCCCAAGTCACGACTCTAGTTAAAGAGTTACGAGCTGATCGTGCGAGTTCTGCTCTTTAGAACACGAGCCTTCTTAGCGTTCAACACTTGAACAGCCCAATGCGCTTTCCATCCAGCATAGATATTCTGGTTGAGAATATCAGATTTATCGGGTTTATCCACGATAACAACGGAAGGAGCGTAAGGGGACTGGCCACCGTAGTTGACCGTACCAAAGGCACCATTCGTAAGAACATATGTCGAGACCGTGTGTCCAGATGAAGAATAAGTTCCTTCAGTGGATTCTTTCCAAGCATTCGTGTGCTGTTGCACATTCACACCATAGATTTGACCGAGCTGGCCTTTGACAATGTCAGAGACACCAGTTTTGGTATTGTATTGTGCGATGTTAACAACGGTAGAATCCTTGAGCAGATCACCAGCGACAGTCGGATCAACGATAGCGTTAAACTCTTCGTTTAAGCTGACATTCTTATCCAAGCGGATGAGCGTAGCTGCATCCAAAAGGTCGGAAGGGGTCAGGTAAACAGGGGTAGAGCCTGTACCAGCGGTTGCAAGTGTAGCGAAATCAGTCGCTGCACCAGCATAGATCTTACTGACGGTATTGCCGTAGATGTCCTGAGTGCGGGCTGCTGCGATAGTATTTGCGATACCAGCAGCTGCGGTCACACCCTGAAGGGCATTACGAACAACGGTGTCCAAGTGGAGAGACGCATCAAGCGTCAAAGCACGGATACCTTCCTGCAGGGCTGAGAACAGCTGGCTGTAGTTAAGGATATCTGTGACCTTGAGTGCTTCACCGACTTGCGTCAGGGGGACGTTGATCTTGCGGAGTCCAACTTCACGATAAGATGAAATCGGGGTTCCTTCGGTCAAGTTGCTCACCTGAGTGCCGTCAGCTGTGGTATTCCACTGGAACATGGTGATGCTGTTGTTCCCAGTGTTGGTGGGCAGGTCATACTTCGTTCCGTAATTGTTCAGAACGAGCGTTTCAGCAACGCCGTCCAGAAGTTTTTTCGAGAACAAAGCCTGAAACTGATCCCCCAACGATGCGGGTACACCTGTAGTCATCATAGCCATATTGTTTTACCTCAATAGAACTGATTAGAAGCCGTCAGCTTGCATCGCCAAGTTCCTGACATAAGACTCAGCTTCCGCTGTACTCATATCAGTAATCTTCTTGTCGCCAATAGGCGCAGAAGGATTGGAAGATCCAAGTGACATTCTTCCTTTCAGTTTTTGATTTTCGGCCTTTAACCGCTCGTTCTCTTTCACAACATCCGCAGCAGACTCCCCAGCGAGTTGCAGCTTTGCCAGCGCATTGGCAAGGACAAGACCGTCTGGATGACGGTTTAAGAAGTCCTTCACCATCGGATCTTGATGTCCCATATAGGACATAGTCGTCTGATATAGATCAGAAGACTTATCCGTTAGGTCTGGGTTCTCTTTTACAAGACTGTCCCAGTTCTGGCGTACACGACTCTCGAATTTAGCTTGCTGATCGGCTTGGACACGAGACCTGCGAAGGTCATCCTCCTCGATAGTATTTGCTTTTTTGCGAGCTTCGGCAGCTAGATCATCACGACCTTCGTTCTCCCAGTCCTTAGCGTACTGACGGAGTTCGTCTGGTGTGTAGGCTTCACGGGCATTACGAGGAGGAGCAGCTCTAAGTTGCTCAACCTCCTGTTCCAGTTTTGCCCGTTGCTCCGCAAACTCTTTCTGCTTTTGATTGAACTGCTCCCAGAGATTGCCGAGACGATCTCGGCTTTTCTGGCGTTCTTCACCAACATCAAGGCTTTTGATTTCCTTGGTGATTGGATCTTCGCTTGCAGAATCTGTTGCGGATGCTGTGCGACGAGTGGCTTTTTCAGCCGTTTCCTTCTGACCCGCAGACGGGAGTCCGTCTGTTTTACGGGGAGCTTGTGCTTCGACCTTGGGTTCGGAAAAGCCATCGACCTGTGCTGCTAGTTTCCCGAGTTCCTGTAACTCAGCATCAATACTCTTACCTGCCCCGCTCGTTTCACCCGATTGAGGTGTCGTTGCTGGTTCGGTTAATACTGCTTCATTGGACATAACGGAGTCCTTTCTTTCCCGAAGTTTAGGGGACTAAATGACCGAGATCTGCCATGTCCCCTTCGCTGGCAGGCTCGGAATCTTTACTTAGATCACTGGCACCTAGATAGTCTAGGTAACTGACCATCTCTCGACAGCCAATCGACTTACCAGCCTCAAACGGATTGCCACCAGCCATGCAGGCTCGGGCATCCCGAAGAGCGCAGTATCCAAGCAAAAGTATTTTCAGTCTTGCGCCAGACCGAGAGTTTAGAAATTGAACAAGTGCGGTACGGTCTTCATCGATCCACTTTGCTTGCCATGAATTAGAAAAAGAAAAGACACGCCAAGCTGCGGAAAAAGCCCTGATGAATTTGTATAGTGTCGCCACTTGTGGAAAGTGCTACAGCTCAACTGGCTACTGTCAACTGCTAAACAGTTATTATTTTTGGCGGGGTATCAGCCCTGCTTTTATCTTAGTTTTCTTTTGGGTCTTCTGTACGACTGGCTCCTGCTTTGGCTCGTTACGCTCGAGCCTTGCCAGATCTCTCCAGTCCTTGAAGTACCCGTCCTGCAGGTGAGGACGTTCCCATGTAAGTGCCTGCAGGTTATAGAGTTTCCCGTTCTCAATCCCCATGCCGTACTTATGGATGTTTCCCCAGTCTGCCTCGTATCCGTCCTCTTTAACTTTTAATACTGGAACCCAGTCAATCGCCCTTCCGTAACAATGAAAGCTCTGGGGTACGGGCAAGCCCATCGCATTTGTGACGATGCGCCCAGCCTTTGTCCTACCCTGCTCATACAGATCCTGCTGCTCCTGTGGTGTCCTGTGACCGCAGTAAACATACGGAATCACACCGCCCGCAATAACCGCATCCCTCCATGCAGCCACCCGAGCTGCGAAGGTAGGCTCTAATCCCTTGAGGATATCCTGATATATGGACTCTATCTTCGCACGGGTGATCATTTGTTCCGCTCGAGTTCGAGCTGGTATTGAAGCTCATTGATTGTTGAGATTGCATCTCTTGCCCATCCTTTCACATCCTCCCCACTATTCATCACAGCCTTAAACCGATAGTCGGTTGTAAGGAAAGTTACTGTGTCTGGAGGGAGATATCTCGCACCTGTACTAGCGCACCCACCAAGGGATACCGCTAGTGCCAGTGAAAGCACGATTGATTCTATCCTGATTCTCATCCCTCTTTTTCTTGGATGCCGAATCCTTTTGTTCCTTCGGTGTCGGCATCAGCCTCAAGACGAGGTCAATGACGGCTCCGAGAAGTCGAATCACTTGTCGTTGATATGAAGGCCGAGGGTCTTTAGGACGGAGACGATCTTTTCAAGAACGCCATCATCCGCAGGCGTAGGTGTCAGCTTAACAATGATGCGAGCCAACACGACAACAGCACCGACCACAGCCATGATATTTGCGAAGTTTTCGGTAATCCAGTTCATGTAGGTAATGTAAGACTGGTCGGGGGCGAGTCAACTACTATCGGATGCTTTGCAGATATCTTAGAGCAATAGCCAGATGAATGACTGCTCCAGTTATGTCTGACTTGGCGTAACCGCTTTTCACTAGGATCGTCCGAATGCGTTCATAGGCAATGGCATGCTTGGTTCCACCGTAGTACTCCGTTTCGTCCTGCTGCTGGATTTGCATGGATGCCAGCTTGCAAGCCTCAAGAAAGATATTCCTGTCGTGGTGTGGCAGAAAGAACCAGATTACAGCTTTAACTAGCCAATTCATTTTTTCCACCAGTCTGCTGTATCTTTTGCCAGAGATTTAATTGCCTTCTGAGCCTCCGATACGCTGGTCGTTAGATATACAGAAGGCTTTCCATCGATATATCCAAGAGAGATAAAGCCTTCGTCGAGGAGGTATTGGAGGGCTTGGATGATCTGATCTTCCGTGTTCAATGGCTTTTACTCGTAGCGGATTGCGTCAATCTCTTCGTTGGTCGAGCAGTTTAGAGCAATCGCTTTGCAGGCTAGATATTTATCTCGGCATTCCTTAACCCATCCAAGGATCTGCGACTTCTTTGCTTCGTCATAGATTCCGTTGGCACAGTTACGCTCATCGGTTTCCGTAACCTTAGTGCGGATCAATTTTGTGGTTTGTTCTGCCCACACCTCTTTTTGTTCTTCGATTGCCTCGGACAGTGTTCTTGTGTCCTCGACTCTTACGAGTTGCCCGTCTTGATAGTATTCTTGGCGTGGCATATTATTTCAGAAAAACACCGATATAATTCGTATCTGCCCTGTCTGCTCCAGTGCTGGAATACTCAATAGCCGAAGAGCTGTAATCACTTGAAAGAGCTACATTTTCACCAATCATTATATATGGAACCCCAGCCTGCGTGTATTGGTTGGTTGGATTTGTACCATCAAAGCCAGCACCAATGTTTCCAAGTAATGCTCCTTGCCTTCCAGTTCCTTCAAAACCTCTAACATAGCAAGTGTTATTACTTGATGTTGCTCTTACATTCATCCCAAAAAAGGTTATGCCCTTTGGCAAAATCCAAGTCGGAGAGAAGGTTATTGTTTTTACGCCAGTTGTTGTGGCAACAATTCCAGTTGTGAGTGTGTTTTCTATTCTTGTGCTTGGAGCAAGCCGATTGGGTCTGCAATTATACATTGCAATTTGAATGGATGGAGTCCCAGTGGAGGTCGCTGCAGTAGTTACAATAAACTGTAGTGTTGTAATTGTTCTTGGAACATTTGTATATATTGGAGTGAATGCAACGTATGAACTGACGCAAAAAAGCCCAGTTGAGTTAGATCCATACGCAACAAGTGGAGCAATGCATCTGTCTGGTGGTACTGCAAGATCACCAAATATCTTATCTTTTGCTTGAATGAGAGGCATCTTCTTCTCCTATGGTAGATCCAGCCCGAGGCCGAGGGTGGTTTTGTAGAGGGTTCGCACTGAATCAAATTGTGTTGTGTATAAATCCATTACCGCAACAAAAGAGATAATTGCGTTAGCTGGAAGCCGACCAATAGTATTCCCTGCTCCAATAGCAAGGTTTCCAGTAGAGTTAAGCCTTGGGGGATTTGTCAGGCTTGTGAATGCCCCAGTAGTGCCATCAACGGAAATTCTTGAAGCAGTATTATCGGTTATTCCCATAGCAAAATGAAAGTTTCCGTCATTACAATTAATAGTGCTTATTCTTCCGTTGTTTGCAGTAGTATAAAATCTCATTGTTGGACGAGTGCTGGCTTCGTGAAATAACTCGTATCCAGTTTCGTTTACTCCATTGAAATTATAATTTCCAACAATCGATCCAAGCAATGTGCCACTACTTAAACGCCCCAAATAAGATACATAGATTATTCTTGCTGTATTAAACGTATTCCCAGTATTGATAAAGTCGTTCACGCCATCAAAATCAATTCCACTCTCAGCCCAAGTAGCCCCGTTAGTTAGAGTTCCATTAAAAGTCCCTAACCCACCCAAACTATAAGCAGTCGTCCCCGTTCCAGCGTTCTGCGATGAACGCAAAGGCCAGCAAACCATATTGCTCCAAAGGCCGAGGTCTTTTATGCCAGTAACGAATCGGCTGATCTGTTGTCGTCCAGTCGTATTAGTTACGCCTGCCGTAGCGAAAAATGCAGATGCGTCACTATCGTATGACGGAGTAACAGATGCAATGAACGAAGGCATATTAGGAGACAGAAGTTATGTAGGCAGTCCCAGCAGTTTCGTATACGGCTCGGTGAGCCATAGTTACTTGTTGTGATGGACACTCCCAATAGTCTCCACTCGCAAGCCGTACCTGAAAACTCGTAGTAGTTGCGGTTGATGTCGGGGATATGAAAAGTGTCCCAGCCCCACCGTTAAATACTGTTAAGACTTTTCTGGCTGTTGATGCTGAGACAAGTACGGACGATGCGGTTGTGCTTGTGAATGTAGTAGCCGTAGCTGAAGTTCCCTGCGGGTTCTGGACGCTAATTACGTCAACACTAGGATTGCCGTAAGTTCCAGATTCCGAGTAAGTGATAAGTGTTCCTGCGCTATTTAGGATCTGAGCCTGCCCCTTAAGGGATGAGGCGGTGGATTGATTCACCACGACACCATCGGACATATCGGATTTAATAATTGCCGTATCCGCAGAAAGCGTAGTTAGCAAACCATTAGCCGTGTCGAGCTTACTCTCCACCTGATCGGTATTGAGATTAAGCGTATCGGCATCTACCGATATATTCTTGATTGCATCGAAAAACTCTTGATTGCTGGGCATTGTATTATCCTTTGCTGAAGAACTTAGTCTTGATCAACTCCCAAGATATGGAGACAGCCGTGCCGACGATGGCAGCTGCTAAGTAGAAATGTCCTTTAAGTTTCTCGAGTGCAGTCACCCGATTCACGAGATCCCCGTAGTTAGAGAGGCTCCGCT